CATTTTTATTTAAGGCATCTCAATTATTTACAAATAATTGTAATAATTTTAATTACATTTTTATTTTAGGAATACCAATTGTTAAATATACAGACCTTAAAAATAGAATTATTAGTAGATTTATTAATAATGTTAAAAATAATATTCCTGATATTGGACTTCCAGATTTTAATAATTGTACTGTTGAGAGAAATCTTGAAAATTGTTATTTAAATATATCATCCTTAATAGATAATTGTACAGGGAACAATAAAGGAAATTGTTATGATATAGGTATTGACTTTTTGGTTATTTATGATAATTCAGAAAATGCCGAAAAAGTAGCCAAATTTTTTGATGCAGTACCTATTTCAAAAAGATCACTTATTCTAGCAAAAAAAGGACAAACATCTCAGGCAACACAATTGCAAATTAAAAGTAGACGTGCATTTATATCTCTTTTAATGAGAAATTTGAATTGTCTTATGAGCCAAGCATCATGTTTATCACCTGAAAATACAGTAGAGGTTTGTTCAGAAGAAAAATGTGATATTTGTCCTACTGAAAGTTGTAAAACAAGTGTTAATGAAGAAAGTTATGATCTTCCTCTACCAGAAACAACTCCCGGATTAAGACAATTTTCACTAGATTCACTCCCATCAGGTGATGATAGAAATATTAAAAATGAGGAAATGCGTAAAAAACAATTAAATATGCTAAGTGATTTATACACTAGAAGAAAAAAGAACGGAGGCAGAAGGAAAACTAGAAAGATAAGGAAAAATTAATCATTAATTTTTCCAATTTTCACATTCTCTCCAACTTTTCTTTTAATATTTTTAAGATTTTTATCATCGTTAGGCTGAGTAATACTTCTAACAAGCGTAAAGTACTCTTCCATTTTTGAATCTGATTCCGTATAGTCTGGATTTGATTCTACCCACTCTTGAATAGATTTCATTTGTTTTCTGCTTACTTTTTCAATAGTGTTATCTATCTTCTCATTGTTTTTATCTTTTGTCCATTCATTATCATTTTTAACGTAGAACTGCAATCTTTTCTGATCAGAACAGTGTATTGGACGTTCAGTTATATCCATATCATTTAAGTTTTTAATAAAAACATTTGATATACCTTTCGCATATCCATTATCTTTTGTAAAATTAAGATCTTCCAATGTTAATTTTATTTTTTCTACAAAATCTTCCAAATTCATAGCGTTTTTACACTTTTCATTTAAAAACATGTTTATGTTAAAACTATTGTTATTATTATTACTATTAATCATCGTATTTCCTATTTTAAGATTTTTTAATTCATTACGTAATTCTTTATTTTCTTCAATAATTGAATCATTTTTTTCAATCAGTGCTTTTAATAAAATCTCTACATTATTGGTTGGGATAATATTATAAATATCGTCGTTATAACCATCTTCATTTTGTAGATATTCGCATTTTGTTTTATGTTTTGATAATCCGGATGCATATTTGTAAAGTTTTCCACATTTACAAGAAAAATTAGTTTGGATAACTTTTGGATAATTATGGATAATTTTGGATAACTTGCAGACAACACGTTTACATATTTTTTTATGATTATAAAGAGACTGTCTATGTTTAAATTTTTTACCACAATTAAAACAAACATTTTTGCTATGAGTTTTTTTTGTAAGTGTAAATGAAGTATCTGTAAGTCTTTTATGTTTGGAGGTAATTAAATGACGATTAAAATCATTTTTATTATTACTACCGAAGGAGCAATGGATACAAATAAATTTTTTATTTTGTAATTCAAGAGTTTTTTTTGAGTTTTTCATAATTTATATAATACTTACAAAAAAACTCCTAAATTATTTTATTTTCAAAATCAAAAAAATCGCTTGTAGGGAGCTTTTTAAAAGTATCTCAAAAACTTCTTTTACAGTATTGTAGTAAATATGTAAGTTGTGTAACTTTTTTTGAAAAACTTTTCTGAGAAAAATAAAAAATGGACATTTAAAAATGTCCAAAAAAATTAATTTTGAGAATCCTTTTTAAAAAAAGTTACACTAAGTAAATTTTTAATTTTTCCATAATATGAAAAAGTTAAAAATTTAAAATATCTAGAAATTAATCGAAACTAGGTAGAGGATCGGCGGGACTTCTACCCGTAGAACGATGTCCGTGCACAACAACCCAGCGACCTCCAACACGTCTAAGAACACTAGTAAGAACGGCAATATCATCATTTTCAGCACCCTTATAATTAAACTTACCATGATTTGTGTAAACTACAAATGCCATATCTCCGTGTACTTCCATCTTATTAATGGATACAAGCTTATTGGATTCAACACTTACATCCTCATTCTTCATCATACCATCCCATTGCTCCATATTAAGAGGATTTCCTGTAGGACGGATAAAAATACAATCATCAGAAGTATGTTGCATTCCAACGGTATGGTCTTTATTACACATGTCCTTAATAATGTCTTCGATTTGCTGTTTATCACTTTTAAAGACTAAAGGGTGAAGTGTAGAAATCTCAGGTGGACAAGAAATTAGTTCCCCAAGAAAATCAAACGAACCGTCTTCGTGACGAAATTTAACATAGCTTTCATGATTTGCTGCACTCTTCCACTTCTGCCAGATAATAACAGCTAATTGGTCATCGTGTTTCTCATAGCAATCAATGGAAATACACCCATCCCATCCACGAGTAATACTTAATCCTTTATCGCTATTACAGAAGTCAATAAATCTCTCTTTAGAGTGCTGATCCTTAAATTTAAAAGTAGCTTTAACGGTGTGATTATTATTGCTCATTATAATTTATTACCAATAACTTGTTTTTAAGTTATATTAATAATTATAAATTAAGTATTCCATAAAAATTGTTTATAAAACAATATTAAATTGATAGTCATACTATATACCATATACAATATTATGACTTTAATAGGAGATTACAATCGTGAAATTGAATTATACCAAAGTAAATATGGAAAGAAAACAATGTTTTTAATGCAATGTGGCTCGTTTTTTGAAGTTTATTCCTGCAAAAAAGGAGGAGTATTCTTAAACAATACTATTGAAGATTTTTCTCGTATATGTGATATGCGAATTGCTAATAAAAAATGTAAACATAAAGGTGTACCTGTATACATGTGTGGATTTCCAGAAGTCCAACTTGAAAAATATATTCATAAACTAAATGAGGCAGGATATACTGTTGCTGTTTGGGTTCAAGAACCAACAAATCCAAAAATAAGAAAAGAATATGGTATTTTCTCTCCAGGAACAAATTTTGATCTTGTAAAATCTGAAATTACTAATAAAATTATGACTATTTGGTTGGAAATTTTCCCAAAAACTAAACTAGTTAATAAACCACGTATTGTTTGTGGTATTAGTTGTGTTGATATCATATCCGGCGATGTTTATACCTTTGAGAATTGTGAAGAATATTTTGATAATCCAATCACCTTTGATGAAGTAGAACGATTTTATTCAAGTTACAAACCAAAAGAGTTGGTTATTATACACAACTGTTCTGATGATAAAATAAAAAACATAATTTCATACGCTGATATTGATAATAATCTTATTCATGAATTTGATATTAATAATGTAAAAGGAGACTGGAAAACATATATTGACAACTGTCAGAAAGAGACATATCATGAAGCACAGCTTACAAAATATTACGAAATTAATGATTATGATGCTTTTTATGATTCGTATAAACTACGTGAACGCATTTTTTCAACTCAATCATTAGTTTTTCTTCTCAACTTTTTAGATATTCATAACCATAATCTTGTTCATGGTCTTAAAGAGCCGGATTTCGTGAACATTGATGATAGAATGCGCCTTGCAAATCATTCTCTTAAACAACTTAACATTATTCAAACTGAGAAGAAGGGTAAGTATTCATCTCTAGAAAAATTAGTAAATAAGTGCAAAACTTCTATGGGTAAAAGGTATCTTAGAAATAAACTATTGAATCCAACCTGTGATAAAGAGTATTTAAAGAATGAATATGATATTCAAGATTATGTAAATCAAAATGTTGAATGGGAAGGTATGTTTAATAATTTATCTAGAGTTACAGACCTAGAAAGGTTGTATCGTAAGACTATTCTTAATCGTGTTGCTCCATCTGATCTATCTAATTTATATGATAATTTAAAACAAATTAACAAGTTGTTTAAACAAACTAAAGTTGATGAAAAACTAAATCTATATTTAATTAACTCTTTTCTCTCCAAATCTATAAAAAATCTTCAACAAAAAATTAAATCTTCTGTAGACTTGTCGAAAAGTTCTAATATTTCTAGTATAGAGTTTGATGAAAATATTTTTATTCGTGGAATTCCGGATGAGAAATTTAAACGACTAGATGATGCTGAGTTTGATTACATAGATAAAGTACAAAGACTCGAAGCTATACGTAAGTATTTGGATGGTTTAATTATTGAGAAAACAAAGAAATCAGCAGATAAAGTTAAATATCATAAAACAGAAAAATCGGGGACATTTCTAGTTATAACTAGAAATAGATGGAAAAAACTACATCCAAATGTATCAAATAGTACCGTAAATCTATCTTATAAGGTTTTTGATGAAGAAATTGAGTACTCGGTAGATTTGTCTGATATTAAGAATACAACTGCAACTGGAAGTAATTTTAGAATTGATTCAAAAGATATTTCTAAACTTTATGGAGAGATTTTAACAAAAAAGGCTATTTTTAAAGAAATACTAATGTCGGTTTATAGAGATTTTATTTCTTCATTTAATGTTTTTAAAAAGGAATTTACAACTATTATTGATTTTATTCAGAAAACTGATTTTCTTTTTGCAAGAGTGAAGGTATTTAATGACTATAACTATTGTAAGCCTGAGATTGAGGACAACCAAGAACAATCATACTTCATAGCAAAAGATATTCGCCATCCTCTTATTGAACATATTCAAGATAAAGAGATTTATGTACCTAACGATATTAGTTTGGGTGTATCAGGTGAAGAAACAGGTATTTGCCTATATGGTACAAATGCTGTAGGTAAATCTAGTTTAATTCGTTCTATAGGAATGTCTGTAGTTCTTGCTCAAGCTGGATTTTATGTTCCATGTAGTAAATTTACTTATAAGCCATATCTATCTATTTTTACAAGAATTTTAGGAAACGATAATATTTTTAAGGGTTTAAGTACATTTGCAGTAGAAATGAGTGAATTGGGAAGTATTTTAAGAGGATCTAATAAAAATACACTTGTTTTAGGTGATGAATTGTGTACAGGAACTGAAACAACTTCTGCATTTTGTATTATTCAAGCTGGATTAGTTTGGCTTCATGAACGCAATACATCATTTATTTTTGCAACTCATTTTCATGAACTTGCAGAGAAAAAAGAAATTAAGCAACTTAATAGATTAAAGATGAAACATATGGTTGTTGAACACGATGAAAAGACAGGTTGTCTTGTTTATTACCGTAAGTTAAAAGATGGTAATGGTTCAAGATTGTATGGTTTAGAGGTATGTAAGTCAATGCCTATGCCTAGAAAATTTTTAGATTTAGCAAATAGTTTCCGTTATAATAATATTGAAAATGAAACAATGAAACTTTCAAGTAAAAAGGCAAAATATAATTCTAAAAAATTAAAAGATAACTGCGAATTATGTGGAGAGAAAGGAGTTGATATTCATCATATGATACCTCAAAATATGGCGGATAAGAAAGGTTTTATAAAGAAAAAAGGTATTCATAAAAATCATAAGGCAAATTTGATGAATATTTGCAAGAGTTGCCACGAACATGTTACAAAAAATAATATAATTCATAAAAGAGTAAAAACAACACAGGGCAATACATTTATAGAGATTAATATGTAGTTAAATTATATAAGATGGTTGATTTTATAAAGGGTTCTTTTGATTTTTTTAAGGAATATTTTTTTCAAATAATGTTAGCTATTTTAATATTAGCATTATGGATGGTATATTTAACTACACACGATATTCATATTAAAGATGTAAAACCCCATTTGGTAAAAAAGGTAACCGTAGAAGCATTTGAAAGTCCTTTTTATGATTCACAAAACAAAACTGCAAAAGCATTTGATGAAATGTGTAAAAAAGATCCTTATGAATGTAATAATATGTGCCGTACTCTAAAAGATGTAGAAACATGCAATACTTCTAACTCATGTGTATGGGTTCATGATAAAGATGGTAATCAAAAATGTGTTACTGGTAATCATTTAGGAGCAACTTTCAATCCAATGAGTTATGCAAAAACATTATTTCAGAATAAAGAAATAAATATTTAGAAAATTGATTTATATAAATATTCAGTTTTAATATATATAAATCAACAATGATCATTCCTGTTAAATGTTTTACATGCGGTAAAGTTTTAGCTGATAAATATCAGTTTTATGTTCGTGAAGTGAGAAAGATGAAGAATGAACAGGGTCAAGACCCTGAAAAAGTAGTATATTTAACTAGAGATAATGTAGCTAAAACACCTGAAGGTCAGGTGTTAGATAATCTAGGTCTTACAAGGATGTGTTGTCGTAGACACATGCTTACACATGTAGATATTGAATAAATATCTTAGTTAAATATATATGGCCAAAACAAGATATAATAGAAAAAGTAAGAAAAATATGCGTAAGAAAAGTTCAAGAAAATACAAAAAAAGAGGAGGTGGTGTAAATGGACCTTTAGCAGCCGCTCCTTTTTTACCTCCTAATGGACCAGTTAATGTTCCAGTACCCGGAATTACAAATCAGCAAGATCAGCAATATTACTATGCACACAATGGACGTGTTGTCCCCAACCCAAAGTCAACTAATAAGGCTCTTGTAATGAAACGTGGAGGAAGAAAATCTCGTCGTAAGATTAAGAAGCGTAAATCAAAAAAATCATACAAGAAAAGTCACAAGAAAAGAAATAAGAAAAGTCACAAGAAAAGACGACGTTCAAAACATAGACGTCGTAGACATCGCGGTGGAAATTTATCTAAAATTGTAGAGGCTATTCCAGGAGGCACTGATTTAAGGGATGTTTACTATAAGACAACAAATCATTTAGCCGATCTCTACAGCAGAGGTACTGGCTATGGTCCCATAAATGACCCACCTAATAGAAACTATATTCCAGATTTACATATTAAAAATGTTGATGGAGATATGGTTCCCCTTTCCCAGTTAGTAGGCGATGGTTCAAAACAAGCATCAAAACCACAGTTTAGTGTTAAATATTAAATGAATAAAATTGTCTTAATTAATTATATAATGAAGACAATTACAAAAATGAATAAGATGTTTAATTCATTGTGTACACCATCGCAGCTTTATTTAGTATTATCAACATTATCTATTTTAGCACTAATGATTCAGAATTATTCTGAGCCTAATAAGTACCGTGTTGGAAGATACACTGTTCATTTGCAGCACAACAATTTACTATTTTTCGCATTCAAAATAATGTATGTTTTAGTTTGGACATTTTTACTTAATAAATTATGCATGCACGGATACGGAAATATCTCTTGGTTTTTAGTACTTTTACCATTTATTCTCATGTTTGTTTTAATCGCTCTCCTTATCTTAGTTAATATGTAATTTTTTTAATTATTTTAGTTATTAAATAAAATGATTAAATATATAAACATAAGTTATAGTAGAAATGAGTTTTAATACTATATCTTGGAAATTCTTGGATTTATATTTTAAAGAAAACCCGTCATTTTTAATAACTCATCATTTAGATTCTTATAATGATTTCTTTAATAATGGTCTTCCTCAGCTTTTAAAAGAGATGAACCCAATTCATTTTTTTAAGAAGCAAGAAAAGATAACAATTGATAAGGAAACTAGATTTGTTGGACATTCACTACCAAGTGGTGAAGAAATACCAATTACATTTGATGAAATGAAAGAATTTTTTTCAGATGAAAATGATGAACAACATAAAAAGAGATGGGAAACATCTAAGGGAAAAGGCTCAGTTAAAACATTAAACTTAGAAGAATACCGATATCAAGCACAAATTTATATGGGAGGAAAAGAGGGTAATCGTGTTTATTATGGTAAACCAGTTATTTATGATGAAAATAATGAAACGCGAATTATGTATCCAAATGAAGCAAGATTAAGAAACTTTAATTACACTTTTACTATTCATTTAGATGTAGTAATTGAATATACATTATATGTACCTAAATCGAATGGTAAACACGAAATTCAGAAATTTGATACTACTCTTAACAAAGTTTATTTAGGTAAATTCCCTATTATGGTTCAATCAGATCTTTGTGTTTTGAAAAATTTAGCACCAGAAGTAAGAAAAAATATGGGTGAAGACCCAAATGATGTTGGTGGATACTTTATTGTAGATGGTAAAGAGAAAGTAATTGTATCTCAAGAGAAATTTGCTGATAACATGCTTTACATACAAAAAGATGTAAATGATAGAGTTGCGTATTCAGCAAAAATTCGCTCTGTATCAGAGGATGCTTCAAAACCAGTGAGAACATTATCAGTTCAGTTGATTAAAGAACAACCACAATCCTCAAATGGACAAATAGTTGTATCTATTCCTAATGTTAGAAAACAAGTTCCTCTTTTTATTGTTATGCGAGCATTAGGTGTAATTTCGGATAAAGAGATTATACAATATTGTGTTTTAGATCTAGAAAATTATACACATTATCTTGAATCACTTAGACCTTGTGTTCATGATGCTGGTATGATTTTTACACAGCAAGCAGCATTAAAATACATTGCCTCATTAACTAAAGGTAAAACCTTGGAACATGCAATTCAAATTTTAATGAATTATTTTATTCCTCATATTGGTGAGCTTAATTTTAAACAAAAAGCTCTTTATTTGGGATATATTGTAAAACGCATGCTGGCCGTAAAACATGGTGAAGAACCACCAACAGACCGCGATAGTTACATTTTTAAGAGAATTGAGATTTCTGGAACATTAATATATGATTTGTTTCGTGAATATTATCAAAAGCAACAGAAAGAGATTTTCTTGCAAATTGATAAAGAATATTTCTATGCTGTGAAGAAAAATGCTCGTAGTTATCAAAATTTAGATTTTCTTAACTTAATTCCAGAAAATCAGTCCCTAATTTTTAGAAATAAGATTGTTGAAACCGGCTTTAAAAGAGCTTTTAAGGGAGATTGGGGTAGTGAGGCACATACCAAAAGACCTGGAGCACTTCAGGATTTAACGCGTCTTTCATTTTTTGCTACAAATGCACAATTAAGAAAGACAAACACTCCAATCGCTGCCGATGGTGCAAAGGTTGTCGGTCCTCGTTTAATTAATAGTACTCAATGGGGAATTCTATGTCCAATACACTCTCCTGATGGAGGTAATGTAGGTCTTCACAAGCATATTTCAATTATGACCAGAATTACAAAAAGATTATCTGGATATCCATTTATTGAATATTTACGTCAGGAGGGGTTCAACATGCAATTGTTAGAAGAATGTAAATTAGATTACATTGCAAATTCAACAAAAATTTTTGTTAATGGAGCATGGGTTGGTGTAACCATAACCCCTCTTGAGATGAAAAATAAGTTGGTATTATATCGTAGAAATGGTCTAATTAATTCATTTATTAGTATACATTGGAATATAAAACGTAATGAAATTCTCATTCAGACAGATGCAGGTCGTCCATGCCATCCATTATTTCCAATTATTGGAGATGAAATAAGTTTTGAACGTGGAGATGTACTTGAAAAATTAGAGAATAAAGAAATTTCATGGAAAGATTGTCTTTTGGGATTTGGAAATCGTAAGAAAGATATTGATATTAACAATGAAGAACTTTTTCACATTGAAGAACTATACGGAAAGAATGCCGAATTAATAGATAATTCAGCAATCATTGAGTATTTAGATACACAAGAAATGGAAAGTGTAGTAATGTACTCATCAAAAGATACAAAAGATACTCTTATTAAAAATAATGTAACACATAGTGAAATTCACCCTTCAGCAATATTAAGTATGATGGCCAATCAGATTATTTTCCCATCTACA